ACTTTGCTTTGAACAGAAATAATATCTTTAGAAAACTTATGCATGGCAAAGCCAGCACCTAAAATCAAAGCTGTATTGCGCAACCAATGCTTCTGCCAATCAGCAGCAAAGCCCTTGACAACTCCGCCAAGCCCTTTGTAGGCCTTCTTCATTTGCATTGTTGCTTTGTCATTCAGCATCAATAAGACTTCAAGCTTTGGTTTTCCTGCCATGTTTTTTCCTTTGTCTTTGCTTCGCTTTTTCTTGTTGCATAGTATTAAATTCGTTGCTTATTACCATCATCGCGCTTAAATATTTATCGCTTTCATTTAGCCATCCCGAGCCGTTTGGCAATATGTCTTTTTGATATAAACCAAACGCCCGAATATACTGCCAACTCAACTCATCAATTAACTTTAAAGGGCATCGGAAAAATTGCTTATCCTCGATATAAAAGGGTATCAACCCATTGCATTCGCAACCTCTTTCGCGCTTGAGCTTGGCATCGCACTCTTGGCAGTTAAGGCCAAAATCTAAAACCCTAACCGCCAATGTTAGTTTTTTGCTTCATCATCCGATAGTTTATTGACATGCAATAATTCTGTTCCAAGCTCCACGATAGCGTTGAGAGGTATTCTGTCCATTATGTCGGGAAGCACTCCATTTTCGTCAGCTTCAAACTCAACATCAAAATTCTTCCACCCTTTAAGGCCTAACCTTACAAGCTTAAACATCTGCTCTTGCATGTTCTTGGCGTCAGCACCTATCGAAGCAAGTTCGCTGCTCTTTAAGCATCCAAGCTTCCATACTGTCGGATTATCCTTGTCCAAATTTAAAACATAATCAACAGTAGCGTTAAGATTGATACCCGATATCATACACCCCCCTTGTTATTAAGTGAATGTTATAGTGATTTCATCATCTTGGCTATTCGTATCGCTTGAAATCAACGCAGCCGAACATTCAAAAGTCCTTATGCCGTCAGCATCGCCATATTTATTAGTTTCGTATTGGAAATAGCCGTCAAACATTATCTCCTTGCCATGCGTTCCGCTGCCCGCCACAATAGCAAAGGTTGCGATAACATCGCCCGACCAATCTCCCCAAAACGGATTTGAGCTTTCAACTACCGCATCAGCGTCAAACTCCATTACAGGCTTCCTGCCGGATATCCTGAAACTATCAACTCCGAAGGTAGCATTTAAGTCATCGCGCCTTACGACATTGTTGGCAAGGTCTATCTGACATCTTGAACATACAGGGCTAAACCCGCCTATCTGGAAATTCGAGTTATATATAATTGGCGGGTTAATATTGCTTGCCGCACTAATATCCGGTATCGTTGCCTCAATAACCGCATTGTAAAGGCCCTGAAATTCCCATTCGCAAATGCCATACTTCCCGGCTTCCATGATAAAGCGGCCTGTTCCCCTTGCGCCTGTAATCTTATGCTTGTTGCCGTCAACATGTATATAAAGAGAAATTGTCTTTAAGTCGCTTTCCGCGCTTTTTACACTATATACAATCGGCGCTGTTCCGGTGTAAGAAGCTGTCCCAAAACCGCAGCCAATAAGCAAATCGTGCATTTCGGGGTTATTCTGCCCCGCTGTTCCTGACGCAACGCCACCCGACTTAATTTCTGTCTTAAAAGCGCATGAGATTTCCTTCATACCTACAACATGCGCTATCGGAGAAAGCGTATCCCTTAAAATATCCCTTGTTAAAACCTCGCCTTTGACATCCAAGTCAACATCCCAAGCAAGCATTGGCGTAAACCCGCTTGCCGGATCTGTCCCCGCAGTAGTTTCCGTTGCAACCTCAACAACTGTTCTTCTGGTTAACATTCTCTATTCCCCCTTTTTTATACTCCATCTGTTTGCCTATACAAAATCCGCATAGGTATTCTTAAAGCTCTTGCCATAAATCTCTTTATCTCAAAATCCTGAAACTCTGTCGGCTCAAATCTTACATCAATTACATTGTCCGCTAAGGTATAAGAGCTTTGCAAGCACGCCCGGATATCATTTTCAATATCCAAAACTCCCTGATACCCTGCGCCGCCGACAATAGCATAATCAGGATTGTCTGACGATTTGGTAATCGCCGTAACATCTACATCGAGCCATATCTTTTTTATCTGATTGGCATCAAGTTCTATTTCATTATTACCTGTAACCTCGCACATAATACAAGGCATGCTGTCCGGCTCTATGTTATACCTGTTGCCCTTGTAAACATATTTTACATAACCGCTTAAAGTGCCGTTGCCCTGCAATGTCGTTACCAATTGATTAAATACTGTTGCTGCAACCATATCAACCTCTCTCTATTGCCTTTTGAATACTCTCAACAAAAACCTCTAAAACCATTTCCTTATTTTCCTTATCCTCAAGCGCCGGCCGCAAGAATGGCCTTGCCCTGTGCCTACCTAGGCCAAGTTCATGGGATTTGCCATATTCAACATTTGTTCCGAAGCGGCCTGTATATTTATTCCCGCTTTTCTCAACTCTGCCCGAAGATATGCTTGCCCGCAAATTGCCTGTTACAACTCCAAGATACTTTGGGCGCGGGCCTGTCAACCTGTGCTTCTTACTCCATCCGGCCATATAAGTCGTTGCTAACTTCAAGCTACGCTTAATAACCCTGTCCTGCGTAGCGGAAGTCATCTTGGAAAGTATCTTCTCAAGCCCCTTTACTTTAAGCAATATAGAAGCCATATTCAGCGCTTACATCCATTTTTTTATAGCTATTGATTGTCTTATGCCACATGCTGTTATTGTTCAGCATTTGAACAAATTTCATACCGCCATCCTCGCCGTCAACAGTATGCACCGCAGTTATCCCCTCCCTGAACGATTGAGCAACCATTTCTACGATAACCTGCTTTAAATCATTCGGAACCGCAAAGCCAATTGTGCCAAGCCCATCATGGGAATTATGCGTTCCGGCAGCGTATCCGGCGTAATACTCAACATAAACATTCCGCTTGTTCTTTGAAAGCACTCCGCCTTGACTGACAATCTGCCCTCTTGCCTCATAAAGGATTATGTCATCAGTCGCTATCTGCGTTGCGCTCCCAAAATCCCTATCAGCGTCAACATTAACTTCGTTGACATACCATACCGGAAATTGAGGCAAGAGCATAACATATTGCCCTGTGCCGTCAAAATAGCAGTTCGCAGGATCGGTTTTGTAAAGCTTTGCTTCGAATTTCCTGCTGCAAGTCGTTTCAACGAACTCCTGAACGGCGTTACTTAAATCCTTCAGCTTGTCATTCGGCCCTGTGTCCGCGCTTGCGAGGCCGAGCCAACTTCTTATCGCACTTGTGCTTACTAACATTTTTGCACCTTGTATGTTTGTGGGTTATTTGACGATTAACATAAGATAATTGTTTACTCATAATAGTATAATTCCGGGCGGGAGTTACCCCGCCTTTGTTTAGATTATCGCTTGTGAATATTCAGCATTGGTTGTCGTAATGGTAGTAGGGTGCGTAATATACAGGGTATCTCTCGGACGCCCTAAAATTACACCGACAGAATATGCAAACTCAATACCCGCTGTTCCCACCATTGTTACAATAGGCCTAACATAACGCTTCCTGTTGCTATCGTTCAACCTCTCATAGCATACAGTCGAATACAAAACAGGATTGGTCGGGGCCATGCCTGTTCCGCAGCTAACCTTAAAGCTTCCCATTATCATCCCATCAGTAATGTCCGTCATGCTGCCACCGGTATCTGCTGCCGCATCGCCTTCTTGGAAGCGCAGTTCAAGTTTCCCTGTTGAAGCCGTTCCTGCCGCGCCGCCTGTTCCGCCCACTACCGAGTAAGTCAATATTGCCATAATATCAGCAAATGGGCTTACATCAATGGCATCACCACAAGCCGTTGCGCTAGCTGCCGCACCAATTGTTCCAACTAAAAGCGGCCTATAATCAGTAATATCTGGCCATTGTCGCATTTGTTGTTCCTTACTCCTGACGCTTAATTTAAGAGAAGGGCGGCCCGGTCAGGGATACGCCGCCCAACCCTCACCTTAATAAGCTACCACGCAAATTAAGATTTTATTACACAGAAGGCAGAAGGCAAAGCAACGCCCATACAAACTCTTTCAATAAATCTTAAAGCAAGCATGTCCTTCTCAAACAAGTTATCGCTTAAAACAGTTCCTTCCCGGCCGATAGTCATTTCAACAGTTCCTCTTTCGCCGAATAGAAGGCCCTTCTTTAAATCTCCGAACAACGCATAGGTCGTTGCATCGGTTTGATATGCAGTATGTCCTACCCCGGGCAGTATTTCTGCTGAAACTATCGGATAACCTGCCACCGAGTTCGCCGTTGCCGGCATGATTGGCGCGCCTGCGGTTGTAATCAAGCTTCTGATGTGCGCAATCATAGTTCTGTGGAAGTAGTATTTTGCATTTGGCAAACTTTGCGCATAGGTGAAACCGGGTATCCTAACCAAATCAGGATAGCTTAAACACTCAAACCCTGTTCCGCCTGCATGCGGCGCTGTTGGAACGCCGGTCGCGTTAATTGCACCGGTGAATGGGCTTCCAACTCCGACCAAGCCCTGCGTATCCTCGCCTTTGGCAAATTGCTCTGCCGCAAGCTCGGCGATATAACCTACTACATCAACAT